TCGCGCACGAGGTTCTCGAAGTCCTTCTCAACGACTGCTCGTTCCTGTGTCGTGAAGTGACGAGGAGCATGGAACTTGATAGACTCTACCGACTCGCGTTCTGCACCACCGTAGGTCTTGTCATCGGCCACGATAGACGATACCGTGAAGCCTTCAACAGCAACAGTTGGCTTGAAGATGGAGAGCTTGTTTGCATCTTCACCGTCGGTCGAGATGTATGAAATCTTGATGATGTTCCCGTTGGCGATCGCACGACCGATCACTCCGTTGCCGAAAGTGACCTCGTACTTGTCGTCATTGTAGCCCTGCACGAAGAAGACATTCGACTCAGCATTAAGACCGTACACTTCGTTGGTGTGATCCCAGATTGCCGAGGTGTTGTCCGAGTTTGAGGTTACTACTTCAACCGTGATAGAATCAATGTCGACTGTATTAGCCTGGAGGATATATCGCTGAGTAGAGTTAGCGTTGTAAGCTTCCTTTACTGCGACACCCTGATAGATCTCAACGTCTTCTGCTACATAATTACCGAACAGATCTGGCTGAATTACTATCGCTGTGTTAGTAACGAAGTTGTAATCTGTCGCAATGTTACTACCGTTAAAGCCAGAAGACTTCAGATTGTAGTACTTAGGAATCGTAATTGAAGATGGAGTGAATCCATTCGAGTCAATCGAGAAAGTAACATTAGTACGAGCAGGTGATCGTGAGCGAGGAACGTAGTTCAGTTCCTTCGAGCGCGAGACTACAGAGTCCTTGAGCACCGCAGTGTCAAGGAACATCTCAGATCCGATCATGTTCTCATAGTACGCATTGTTCACTGTGTTCAGTGCGAGGATGTCGAGAAGCACGGCGAGGTTTGAACCCTCGAAGTCGTAGTCCTTGAAGGCTTCCTGGTTCTTCAGGTACGCCTTGAGACTGTCTCGATAATTGAGAAAGTCAAGCTCTGTCGTGCTTATGAATTGCGTCATCTAATTCGTTCTAGGATAGCCGTGAATGTTACTGGTTCTATCTTATTTATAATGCGGAACGTAATGGTGGCCGCGTAGCGATTTCTGTCATTGTCCACTTGTACGTTCACGTCAAGTACTTCTGCTCGCTTCTCATAGACCTGAATTGTACGAATGATCGAGGTACGGATCAGCGATGCCGTGATCGGGTTCGGTAGTTCGAACAGATATTTTTGTAATCCTGAGCCGAGAGTTGGACGGAACCGACGTTCATACGGACCGGTCAGCAGTAAATTCTTGATAGACTGCTTGACTGCATCTTCATCTTTAATAGAGACCAAATCTTTCTTGATCGGATGTACACGAAAGTCATCACGAATGTCGGTGTATTTGTTTATGGTCTTGGGAGTCTGTATGGTCATTAGAACAGAGTGTCCTTAGTTCCTGCGAGTGTTGCTACGATCGTCGAGCCGAGTTGCTCGAGTCTGTCCTTGTGATCCGAACCGACATCGTATTTCTCGTACGCCGCCGACTGGTTTTCTTTACGTTGGTTCTTAGTCTCGAGGTCAGCACCTTTACCTTGCACGATCAGTTTAGATGTACCATTCAAGGCAGTGTTGGCGATCTGGATCGGAGTTGAGTTAGCGGTATTTTCTATCTTCGAGATACCGATCGGCTGTTCCTTTGAAGGATCACGTACTTTACCAATCAGCTGACCGTCGACCGTCTTATTGAACTGAGTCTTGTCTTTTATGTGGTTGAGTGCTACCGCGATTTCTTCGTATGTAAATGGAGACTTCTTTTCGCCCGTCAATGATGAAAGCATCATCCCGATCGTGACGATTTGATCGTTTACGTTGCCATTGTCGAGATCGAGCTGAGCACACTGGAGCATCGTACCGGTCGGATCAGATGTATTGAATAGTGCCTGCGACATGTTCATTGCGTACTTCAGGAGAGTACCGAACGGAAGATTTGCTTGTCCTGCCGAGAGAAGGGTCTTGCCTGAAGAAGCATTGTTCTGCATTCTACGAATGCCTGCGATCAGACCACCGATGCGGTTAGCATAGACAGCCTTGCCACCAACTTCTCCAATGTATCCATCTTCAAGTTTATTAGTCACTCCTTCGATCACATCCACGAGGAATGGATTGTTGAAGCGAACAGACTGAGGAACACCATACTCACCTGATGATTTAGACGGATTGTTCAGCATCGAGACATCAGTCAGCGTACGGAATGCAAGGTGAGACATCATTGGGAAGAGGTCTTGTCTCGGATATCCGCTCACGTTTCCATTCGAGATGGTTGGGCACTTCACGAGTGATGGGAGCAACGTTGAGACAGAATCGTTAAAGTCTTCACTCTCTGCGCCAGGATAATCATAGTCGGTTCCGTAGTCGGTTCCTTCATAGTACGAATCGATCACAGGACGAACATTCTCACCAGCATCAGAAGGCATCGTCACGACCACATCAGAGATGTTCAGTCCGGCATTGTAAGCGAACTTGATTGCGTTCTCTTCTGACTGAAGATAACCTTCATTGAGTGCTTCCTTGATGAAACGCTCGAGGACGACTTTATCACGAACCACATTGATCTTGTTGAAGGTCACAATCGGATTGACCGATCCATCATCGAGAATAGGAGCTGTCTCTTCTGAGAAGTCAAAGTTCTTGTCAATGTTCACGAGACGAGAAGGATGGATCAGATTGCCTTCAAAGCGAGTTCCGAACTCGTATCCCTGAGAAGAGCTGTTCATCATTACTGTGATGCGTGGCTCAGAGTCAAGGTAATACTCGAGATAGAGCTTGTTAAAGAACAGTGAACTCAGCATATCCTTTGCAAGAAGGTAGACAGATGCTGCACTAAAGCCAGGAAAACGAAACTGTACTGCTTCACCAAGATAGAACTCTTCGTCTGAAGCATAGAAGACGCTCTCAGTGAAGCCGGTAAAGATCTCGATGTTGACATCAGCTCCTGACAGAAGATACTTCAGTACAGGTTCATAGACGTTCGTAGCAAGATTCTTTAGGTTCTTTACGATGATCTTCTTTGATACACCCTTCTGGGACAACAGCACTTGTGGCTTGAGCTGATATGAAAGAAGATCTCGAGTCGTCAGATTTGTACTAAGCTTGTAGTCAATGCTCTCGTAGTTGTCTGTCTCAAGAATAGTAACGATTTCGTAGTCGATCAGATTGTTCAGTCGAACGGTAGAATACCCAACGTCCTGCTCGAACGCTACGAGACCAGCTTCCTTTTCCTTAATGTCAAGGATCTGCTTCTTGATGTTAGAGATCAGTTCCGAGATGTTCAGGTAACCGTCGAAGTTGAACTTGACGAGTGAGTCAGCCTGGCCCGACGACAGTGACTCGATGCCCTTGCGGTTATCGGGAGTCGTGACGTTGCGAACTTTCTTGTTCAACGTAAAGCTATTGGTCTTCGTATCATAGTAGACCGGATTAGTCTGTGCATCCGACAACATGTCAGAAGTCACGTTACCCTTGAGTCCGATGATCGGAACAGCAACGAAAGCGTACCTCGGGAAGGACAGACCATTCTCGAGGATCACTTCGTTGTTAAATTCCTTCGCACCTCTCGGTATGAAGAGCTTATAGTTCATCTTATCCCCAAGTGTTTCTGTTTCCCTGCGGTCTCACGTCTACGTGAGTGAAGCCCGGATAACGACCGAGTCCCTTCGCGGCAGGAATGTTGTCTCGGACGTATGCGTGAACCTGAGCCGGTGAGTAGCCTGCGACGGTAATGTCTGCAGCTCGTCCGTACATGTGCTGCGAGTTCTTTGCGCCGCCGATGCGAGAGTTGTAGTAAGGTGGACGAAGTCCTGAGTGAACCGTGACCTTGCCAAGTCGGCGAGTGACTACGTCGAGGACGTTCACAGCCAGCTTCGAGAGGTTTGCCACGATCTCGTCTGCCGAAATTCTTCCCGATGGTGTATCGATGTAAGCCGGCATGTCGAACTTATTTCCTCCTGACTGGAGCAGATCGTCGAGAGTGAAGAACTCACTGATCTTCTGGTTCCTGTCTGTATATTTATCTGCGAGAGGAGGAAGCGTTACGTCAGCTTCTGAACCGCGATTAGCCGGTCCTGAGCCTACACCAGTGTTCGGGCTTGAAGAGTTGTATGCAACGTTGTTCAGACCAGCATTCGCATCGAAGTTTGGTGCAGGATTGAATGCTCCAGGATCTTTACCGAAGCAGCTCTGATAGATCGAAGCAGCATAACCTGAGCGGCTACCCCACTCACCACCGTTGTAGACTCCTTGACGTGCACTCTCGTAGCCATCGAAACGTTCATAGAATGCTGCTGACTTGACAGCATCACCGAGATCGTTGGTCTTCCATGTGGTCGCTGCAGCACCTGCAGTTCCATTCGGATTGTTGTTCAGTTCATAAAGAACGTATTCGATCTGCCCGTCGAGCGTGTTAGCACGATCACCGAGATGAGCTTGCATGTTCTCTTTACGTCCACCCGATGAAGTCCACTGTGCAAGACCAGTAGCACCGATGCCGTTCGTCGAAGTCGGATTGAAACCAGACTCCTGCATGAAGGCACCTGCATAAGCCGCAGCAGCTTCTTCAGTCATTCCACCAGTCTTAAGCTTGTTTGCTACTTCACAGCCTGATGATGCAGACGATCCAAGTGAGACTACATCGAAGTTCGAACGAGCTGCATTGGCTGGATTAGCCGGAGAGCTTGTGTTGTTCGTTGCACCAGAGTTAAAGGCAGAACGTGTTGAGCCGGTATTGATCCCGTCAAGCTCTGAGTGAGCTTCCCACTCTTGACGCTGACCGAATGTGAAGTCAGACGCAGCTGGATTAGACTCAGGATTTGAGACTGAAGCAACCGGCTGAAGAGTTTCGGGGTAGTCATAGGTGGTGATGGAAGGAGCAGATGTATTATCCGCGATCGTTCCTTCATCAAACGAGTAATGTGCACCGTCGAACGTAATATTACCGCCGCCAGCATTGATGCCGACTCCACCAGTAGCATTCATCGAGAACTTACCACCTGTCGAATGCTCCATAGAAGCAGCAAAGTGTTTTGCCGATCCGGTAGCAGCCGTCGAGAAGTTTCCTGCAGTGCTGGTTGAAAGATTGCCCTTTGAGAAGACAGTCGCAGTTCCATTCGATGCAATCGAGAGATTACCCTTGGTCAGCATGTTACGATTGCCGAGAGTGGTGTCGACTGAGTAGTTAGATTTGGTGCTGTGAGTTCCAGTCGTGACTGTTGATCTCGAGAGACCAGCTTGGTCTACGAAAGTACCAGCCGTAACGTCCTGACGATTTCCACCAACATCAAGACCATAGTCCTTACCAACTTCAATGAAGTGACCAGCCTTAGACTGAGCCTTGTAGATGCCTTCCGTGATTACCGACTTGTTACCGTGAATGAACTCATTTGACTCAGCAGCCACGATAGCAAAACGGCCACCGACTTCAAGAATGAAGTCACCCGCGATCTTGATTTTCTTTGAGCCATTGATGGTCTCGGTAGAGTCTCCATTGGTCACGAGGCTTTTCGCACCGTGAGTCAGATCATACGAGTCTCCCTGAGCCATCGTTGCGACAGATCCATCAGGACGCATGTCGATCACTGAGCCAGTAGGAGACGCAAGGATCATTCTCTGCTTGCCAGGAGTATCATCAGCATAGATCGCATGACCGCCTGGAGTCTCACGGATAACGTGAGACAGACCGTATTCACCGCCCCACTCAGGAACCGGAACTTGCTTAGGTTCGATCACACCAACGGCAGTTCTATTTGATGCATTTCGTGGGTCTTGTGTTGAGAACTTAGTCAGGTTACCCTTGATGCTCTCGATGACTGGAGGTAGTCTCTTCTTTCCAGTAACTGCGTTGTATCGTCCTACAACCGGATAGTCTTGTCCGTAGTTAATCGCAGGATAGACTCCGCGAGGGTCTTGGAAACCTTCGATAGATCCAGTAATAGTGTCATCAATACCAGTAGCAGGGATGTTGTTCGTGCCAGTGATCTTTGGCTTACCATCTTCAATGTTCACGTTGTTCGGAAAGATTTCCTTGAACGTCGTGCTCACATCAAAGTGTGGACCAGAACCGGAACCGTCTTTCGTCAGATTGTTTGCACCGTCAATGACTGCCTTAGGATATTTCTTAAGGAGAGTCGTGATCAGACGCTGTGCAGCGTTGAGCTGAGGAACTGTAAAACGTTCATTGAAGTTTGCAGTCGAGTCGAATTTCGAGTCATCCGGTAGACCGCCAATTAGACAGATACGAACATTGTTCGAGACCTGACCGCGGCTGATGATGTTCTCGAGGTTGTCTCCCGAGTCAATGCTCTTGCCAAGCTGCTCCTTAGGAAACACCTGTCCCTGAGCAGTGATAACGAAATGATACTTATTAAGTCCCTTGAATTTCGAGACTGGAAGGTACGCCTTAGACTTACGCGTGCTGTTATGCTCGATCATGATCAGACCGGCTGACATAACTGAATTGTCGAGAGCCTTTTCGTAGTTGACATTCACGTCAACCGTGCCGTACTTCTTGTTGACGTTCATTCCATCAAAAGAAGAGAGACCGAGAATCTCTGAGCTATTCTTATCCGAGTACTTCGAGATGTAGGACATGATGTTCTGTCCTTCAAGAGTACTTGAGCGAAGCTTGTCGGATGAACTAATGACGTTGTATAGCTGGCTTGCTCGAAGATCGTTTGCAACAGATACTACATTGAGCAGAGTGTTTGCCTGAGTAGTGGAACCTGTCGTGAGAGAATTAGCATCGAGACCAGAGTCTATCAGATTCTTGAACGAAGACATATCGATCGCATCTTCAGCATCAGAGACCGATGGACCATATGCACTATTGACCGCACCACCAGCCTGACTGAGCGGAGTAGACTGTGTGAGACCGTTGACGCCATCTGTCGTGGTCGGAGCCATCGACTGGCCTGAATTGATGAGACTCTGCTGGATACGAGATGGGTTTGGATTGCCCATGATCGTTCCCATGATGATCGGCTGCTGTGCATCACGTCCATCGCTGAAGAAACCAATGACCCAAGAACCTTCAACGAGACCGTGAGTCGCACCGATGCCAGATACACCTGCTGAAGTCGTAGGCAGCATTACGTGCGCCCAAGGAAGGTCGGCAGTAGGAACAAGACTCTTGTTGTCGGGATGATATCCGATGCAGCGAACTTGTACACGTCCCTGATTAAGCGGATCAGATATAGACTCAACGACTCCTGAGAACCAGCTGAACTGGTCAAAGAAGCTGAAGGTCATGTCTGTTTCTGTTTTAATATGCTTCAAAGCAGTTCATCTTTCAGTTTCGAGTCCATCGACTTGATCTTCTCGTTGAAGCCGTCCTTGTACAGGTCGATCTGCATTGAGTGCTTGTCGGGAGACAGGAAGATGTTTCTCACAGAGCCGATGATGTATCGTCCTGAGAGGTGTGGATCGTCCTTGACTTCGCCTTCATCAGAAGTGAACTCAGGCACCTTGAGAGTGATGATGTCACCTACGTCTACAGTGCTATCACCGGGAACAGTGATCGTGATGGAAATCTGGTTCAGCATCAACTTATTTATGAGGTGCTTGCCGGTTGGCTTCACGAAGTTGAAGTTCTGGTCGACTCGACGTTCCTTGAAGGAAGTCATGTTACCACTCAGTCCCATCGCTTCACCACGCGAGTACTTCTCAATGAAGTCTTTCGTGTTCATCTTTTCATTTGCGATGTAGGGATTCACATCCTTGTAAGAGGTGACGTTGCTGTAGACATACTTGTCGTCGAATGAGTACTCGAAGCTCTCGTTGTTTAGCATGCCTTCATAGATCTTCTGGATCGTATCAAACTTCGAGTTGATCTTGAGACTGAGGATACGACGCATGTCTAAACCAGCATCTCGCTGATTACCAAACTTATCAGAGATGTAAATGTAGTAGTTATCTTCTTTGTTCAAAGGAGAAGAGATGATACCCGCAAAGTTCTTAAAGTATACACCATCGAATCGCTCAAAGAACAGGAAGAAATCTTCTTCAGTGTCCTTGGACTTTACTCGCTTCTGAAGGAACTCGATAGCATCGTAAGGACGGAGATAAGGGATGCACAGTACCTTTGCAGGATCCATGCAAGCATCGACGTTGATAGTCTTATCGGACTGAAGATACGTCTTGAGTACATCCTTGACGATTTCATCCGCGGTGAGTGTATTACGGTAGGACTTGGCCACATATGTCGCGGCATTTGCAAGTGCTTCTTCCGAACAGAAGTTCAGAACGTACGAGCTTTTAGCACCTTTGCCATCCGGAATGATGTCACGGACATTATAGATCACGCCCTTGAAGTTCTTCGTGACGTTGCCCGGTGTGTTGTATTCGATCTCGATTGTCTCTTCACCGATGATCGGGAGACGAGTAAGGATCGAATGCGTATCCGTGAGCAGGATGTTCCCATAGATGTTCGACTCAAAGATGGAATTGAAGATGTTCATCTCAATGAAGATCTCCTTCACGTCAACCTTCTCACCAGCATGGTTCGTGATCCGCACCGTCTTGATCTCGACGTTGTGTGCTAGGCCGTGGTCATAATTAGATGTAGACGCTGCTTCTTCAGCCGCGTATGTAAAATCAACCATAGATCTTGCTTATCTCCGAGACGATCTGAGAGACATAAGCTACATCGATCAGACGGATGTTTCGCTTGTTTTCATTCTTCTCATTCTCAATGTCATATGCATATACCGGAGTGATCCAACCAGTCACATCTTCTACCGGCAGGAGCGACTTGGTTTCGGTGGTCATGTAGTAGTCATGATCCGGATGAGCCCAAAACTCTTGCTTCTGCAGAGCAGCCTCGAGTGATCCATATTTCTTTATGATGAAGTTACGGAACTCATTCTGTTCGAGAGGCCAATCGTAATACGGATCAACGATGTCGTTGCACATGAAGACGAGCCAATAGAGCTCAGAGTCTCCGTAATAGTCGTATGCGATCGTGTCAGCACGTTCACCATCATTGATGACGAATGGGTGCATGACTTCGATCTGGGACAATACATCACGAATGATACGAGACTTGAGAATGATATTACGCATCTCTCGTCCGTTGTAGTTCACGAGTGGGAATTTCTCAAAGAACTTATTGTTCATTACTTAACTCCCGTAGTCTGTGTGCCGGAAGTGACTGCCTTCTCACCGGTGGTAAAGTCTTCACGTGTCAGCGTCTCGACTTCTTGTAGTGTAACATCGAGTGTGATAGTCACGGGAGAGCCATCGATGAAGAATGCGTTCGGTCGGCCGTCGGTGTAATTGATCTTTACGTCCTGTACAACACTCTTGAAAACAGGATAGAGAAATTCAGACCCATGCATCGTCACATAGACCTCATCAGGAAATCCTAGGATGAAGTTCGAGCGAAGCGTTGGATGCATCTTTTCTCTAAACTGTCTTACAATGCTCTGAAGAGTCAGAGCCTCTGCCTGGCTCGTAGGAGACAACTGCCAGGTGAAGTTGTGTGTCCGAAGATTGGTGTTCTGAAAAATATTCGTCATGTGAGGGTTGACGATAGTTCCAGTGAAGCGGTTCACCTGCTGGACTACGTTGGAGTCCTTGAAGGTCGAACGTGCATAACCTTGGAGCATCTGTTCTGCGACATCTCGGTCGCCACTCGTGATGGTTCCCGCGTTCGCTGTGATCTGTTCGTAGGTCTTGACACCGCCTTCAACCCAGCTCAAGTCAGCACCCGAGTACTGGATAGAGTACTGCTCTTGAAGATTGAAAGGTAGCGGAAGGATAAGGTCTGATGTCGACGTAAGCGCCTGGGACTGAGTCTTCGGATTGTCGCGTGAGTACTTAACGAAGCTGAAGCGGGAGAAGTATGCGCCTTGGCTCGCGGGGAACTGCATGACATTTGAAGAAGTCAGTTCAGAGCGGGTGGCGTTGACTTTGTCTCTTGGGTTTGTAGCCATGGCTCTTCTATAAATAGTCTAAATTTTAGATATTTATATGTATGTCCAAATTCCATCAAGGTATCTTCAAGCCTAAGAACCCAAAGAAATACAAGGGCGACCCGACTAAGATCGTGTATCGTTCTTCTTGGGAGCTCAAATGTATGAATTACTTTGACCAACATCCGGGCATTCTGGCTTGGTCCTCAGAAGAGATCATCGTACCGTACATCTGTCCAACCGACAACCGTGCACATCGATACTTTCCTGACTTTGTGATAATGAATCGCGACAAGAAGATCTTCATGATAGAAGTGAAGCCCTCTAAGGAGACGGCTCCTCCTGTCAAGAAGGGAAAGAACAAGAAGCGGTACATTCAGGAAGTCATGACATGGGGAAAGAACGAAGCTAAATGGAAAGCGGCAGAATCATACTGCAAGAAAAAAGGGTGGGAATTTATGATCATGACGGAAAAACAATTGTACAATGGAAATATGCAATGAAGATGAATCCTGATTGCAGTGGACTCAATAAGATCTTTGGTCTTTCTGATGAAATTGTTTTATGCTTTGATGATATAGACTTTACACCAACCACCAGTATTTCATGGATGAAAGGGCGCAAAATGGATGCTGCCCACAAAGAAAAGATCCGTGAAAGTAATCTCGGTGTTAAACGTTCTGCATCAACTAAAGCTCGCATGAAGAAAGCTAAGTCTGAAGAACACAAGAATAAAATTGCTGCGTCAAAGATTGGCAAAGCAAGACCAACACAACTCTGCGAGCATTGCAATAGACAGATAGCAGCAGGAAACTTTAATCGTTGGCACGGAAGTAACTGTAAGGAAGCACCTAATGCCGTCTAAGATATTTGTTAACATGCTCAAGGATGCCGAAGTCGCAGGGGCGAAGGCTAAAGCAACCGGAGCTAATGATTGGTTTCGCAAGAAGGCCAAAGAAGTTCGATCAGCTGACGTTAAACGTATCATGGCAGATAGTCAGGACAGATATCGTCAGTCGATTACGCCAGGCAGCATGTTTCTTTTCTATTATGATCCGAAGCACAAAGAAAAGCTCCCGTATTACGATACCTTTCCTCTGATTTTCCCGCTTGCTGTCGAGAAGGACAGCATCCTTGGGATCAACATGCACTATCTCCAGCCAGTCTTGAGAGCAAAGCTGATGGATGCATTGTATGAGAATGTTACGAATGATAAGATGAACGACACTACGAAGATGCGGATCAGTTATGATATCCTTCGTAGTGCATCAAAGTACTCGCTCTTTAAGCCTTGCATTAAGCGTTACCTCAAGCCACATATTCGTTCTCGCTTCGTGAAGATCTATCCGAACGAATGGGACTACACACTCATGCTGCCTCTCGAGCAGTTCCAAAAGGCACGCAAAGACAAGGTCTGGGCGGACAGCAGAAGAATCGCAGGATACAAATGACCTTTTCAATCAATGAGCTAAGCTCGAACATCAATCGCTATGGAGGAGTTGCTCGCCCGAACAAGTTCTCTGTCATGATCACGCCACCAGCCTGGAGCAACTCCCAGGAAGAGGCTCGTCTGATCCAAGTGTTCGCTGACACTGCTGAGCTTCCTGGCCTAACGTTCATGACGAATGATGTGAGAAATCTTGGCTATGGTCCAGGCTTCAAGCTTCCACACACTCCGATCTACAGCGATCTTAACACCACAATCATGCTCGATGCAAGTGGTGTCATCCTCAAGTTCTTCCACCAGTGGATGCAGAACATCGTCAACATCCAGTCAGATGGCGATCCTTACTCGAGCGGCTATAATGGCGCAAAGATGTACGCGGTTCAGTATCCATCGAACTACGTCACGACTATTTCTATTATGGTGTTTGATCAGAGCGAAAATACGATCGTGGTCTATGATCTCAATGATGCATATCCACTTCGTATTGGTCAGCCCGGTTTGGACTGGTCATCAACGAACTCCATCTTGAAGTTGCCTGTGTCCTTTACGTTCCGCACATGGACAGCCACGACCTTTGCTGCTAATGATCAAGAGCTATACAACTCAATCAGCACCTTTAATCCGTTCGCTCGTACGATCTCCGGTTCTCTGTATAGCGCATTCACGAACTCGTACACTGACATCTCAAGCCTACTCTTCGGTACTGCGATATCGCTAATAAATAACAATGGAACATATAGCGATAACCTATTGAATATCTTTAAGTGAGGACATAATGGCATTACCTAAAATCTCGGCACCAACATTTACGTTGAAGCTGCCGTCTTCAGGGAAGGAACTCACCTTCCGCTCCTTCCTCGTGAAGGAAGAAAAGATCCTCCTCGTGGCTAAAGAGTCAGATGAGAAGAAAGATGTGATCAATGCTTTCAAGCAGATCGTGTCTAACTGCGTATTGAATACGATCGAAGTGGATGATCTCCCGCTGTTCGATCTCGAGTACGTCTTCATTCAGATCAGAGCAAAGTCTCAGAACAACATTGCTCGTGTGACGATCGTGGATGAAGAAGACAAGAAGGAATACGAAGGCCGAGTGAACCTTGACCTTGTACGCGTTGAGCGTGACGACAAGCACAATAAGAACATTGACCTCGATGGCAACGTCGGCGTGGTCATGCGGTATCCGACGATCAAAGACCTCGAGGAGCTGAACCTGTTCGAAGAGAACGCGACTCAGAACACCTCCACGATCGTGTCATTGATCCATCGTTGCATTGACTCTGTCTTTGATAGTGAAGAGGTGTATCCGATGAAGGATGCTACCGCCGCTGAAAAGGAAGAGTTCTTCGACAGCCTCTCGAGTGATTATGTCTCGAAGATCCAAGAGTTCTTCGTGACGTTTCCCATCGTTGTGGCAGATGTCGAGTACCTAAAAGACAAGAAACGCGTAACTAAAGAGGTTCGTGGAGCGGCAAGTTTTTTACAATAAGCACGTCCCACATATCCCTGTCGAGCTATTACCAGCTCAACTTCGCAATGAAGCTACAAGGATATGATATTGAAGAGGTCGAAAACCTCATCGCATATGAACGGGACATTTACGTGAGCTTGCTTCAAGCACACCTGGAAAAACAAAAAGAAAAGTAAATGGCACTCCCGACACCTGCACCAACCGGCGCTCCAAGCAACGACAACACGAACGGTCCTGGCTCAACCGCCGACAAGATCAACCACATGTCAGTGGTCATGTTCCAGTCGTATCTGACTCAACGTTTGATCCTGCTCAACACCAATAAGATGGTTGATCAGCTCGATACGCTCATCTCTATCTTCAAGGACAAGAAAGTTCAGGATGAACAGAATGACGAGTCAGATCGTCTTCGTCGACCTTCTGGCAGTGGTGATCCGTCTCCCGGTACAGGTATCATTGACGCTGTAAAGTACTCGGTGTTGTCGGCTGCTGTGATTGCAATTGGAGCTGCTATCACTGCTCTTGAAGAAGATGTACGCAAGACTGTTGAGCAGGTGATTGCTACTCTCGCACTTGCACGTAAACAGATCCTCGAGTCGATCATTAAGTTTCCGGGTGCATTCATTAAGCTCCTGACAGACTTCAATCTCAGAATCGATGGCACACTGAGATCTTGGATCAGGGTCTTCGAAGCACCCGTCAAGTTGCTCACTGATCTCATCACGAAGATCGGTCGTGCTCCTGTGATCAGTAGCTTTGTGAATGGCTTCAACACCATCATGGAAATTCTGGCTAAGATCGCCGAGGTTGTTGGTAAGGTCATCGGTACGGTACTACGACCAGTGCTTCGGATCATTGAAGGCGTTGTTGGTGTAGGTCTGGACATCATCAAGGTCCTTGGCAAAACAGTCGGTAAGATCTTCCTTCCGCTTCAGGTCCTTCTCAGCGCAATCGACTTCATTGATGGTTTCATTAAGGGATACAAAGAAGGCGGCATCAAGGAAGGTATCAAACAGGGTCTCGTCGCAGTGTTTGACGGACTGTTCGTTGCTGTCATTGAACTTGCAAAGAATGTAGTCACTTGGATCCTAGATAAGATAGGTCTGAAGAACCTAGCAAAGCAGCTTGGTACTGACATAGACCGTCTCGTAACAGACATCAAGAACATCTTCTCGTCTGTAATAGATCTGTTCATTGGTATCGCTACGCTTGATGGTAAGAAGATCTGGGCTGCTCTTAAGACAGGTGCTTCTTCGTTCGGTGAGTTCTTCCTTCACACGATCACAGGCGGCATCAACCTACTCGTGAACTTCGTGGCAGACCTCTTCGGCGTCAAGATGGAAGGATCATTCGATATCCTCTCGTCGGACACGGTCAAGAAGTTGGTCGGCGTACTAACAGACTTCGGTAACACTATCGTGGACTGGGTCAAGGGTCTAGCACGTGCCACGATTGAGCTGCTTCCGGGCGGCGAGAAGATGGCCAATAGAATCTTTGGTGAACGTGAGTTTACCGAGGATGACGTTGAAGATAAAGCTAAGGACATTGCGATCGAACGTACCAAGAGTGGCATGACGACCTCGGAGCGTTACGGCCTATCTCGTAGTGGCGGCGTTCCTAAGTACACCATCACGGATGCCGATCGCGCACAGGCTCTAAAGGAATTGGCACCGAAAGGTAAGATCACTCCAAAGGACGTCAAGAGCCTTGAGGGTGATGATCTACTCAACCGCATTGAGAAACTTCTCCAGACGAATACGAACGAGAAGGGTGTTCAGATCAATGACAATCGTACGAACACAACGATCAACGGCGGAGGCCGAGGAGCTTCCACCGTTTCTGTAGTACCGAGAACTGAGAAGGCGAGCTTCTCTAATCCGATCAGACGTTAATCATTCTCCACCACTCGAGCGATGATGCCCTGCGCAACCCATTCTGCGCAGAGCTTTTCCATATGTTCCCTGTCGCCCGACATGCTAGAGAAGATCCACTTGCGTGCGGTTGCAGTTTTTTTCCATTCGAGCCGGTACCACATTTTCGTTTCCTTTTCCCTTTTGATAATTTTAATATAAACTATCTCAAGGATTTGTCAACGCAAAAGTTTAAGATAAAGCAATTTTTTTGCTTATTCTTCCGTCCATGCTTGGTCAGAGAAGATGGTGGTCTCGGTTTCACCGCCGATGTATTCACCATCAAAGCCGTTCTCGTTCTTGAGAGTGAGCATATAGAGTGTGCCGTGATGACGTTCACCAATCCGGATAACCTGGCCGTATTGCTCGATGTCGGACTTAAAGCCGACCCAATCGCCGACTTTGATTTCCTTGTGACCGTCTGCAGTTTGCATAACGGTCATTTCACTCTCCCTTGATCTTCGTGGAGACGACTGGCGCAGGAACTTCAACCGTGAAGGTTGCAATCGTCTTGTGGTTATTTTCTTCCTGCACGTCGTAGAGAGTGAACTGAAAGTAACCGGCGAGAGCGAGCTTGGC